CGAATAATATGCACATCTATATACAATGGCATTGCATATACCGTTGAGCAACAACGTGATGTAGGTACCAGATGGTCCCCACCCGTCAAACGTAAGTAACGCTCCGTGGTAAAGTACATGCTTGCTTGAAATTTCATGAATCAAAACGGCTGCCAGCCGTAGCTCATCATCATTCATGCCTAACCATTTGCACATAGTGACTAACACAGATCCAGCCATACGAATAAGCTGCCCAGATATTGTGATGTCCCAATTGCTGTAATCCCCCGCCATAAAATTGGGGAAAAACTGCAACCAAACACCAAGCTGATGCCACTCGTCGTTAGTACAATTAATTCCTGCCGCGGATTCACACAAAAACGGAAATGAACACACAAACTCAACAACGCGAGCAAATACCATTTTGCAAACCAGAAAATCAGCACAAGGAAAGTTCATAAAATTCCTGTTCTTTTTCTTTGGCTCGCCGTCAACGTACTTGACTGGCTCGTCTTTGAGTGTTGTCTTCAAAATCGGATTGCTCCGAATACCAGCTTTCCCTTTAGCGATAATTTCGTTGACTTCAGAAATCAACTGAGTTTTGGGTGTAAAGTGCTTTGAGCCGTCAATTTCTGAATACGTAATATCCAGTAGCTCTGATTTGGCACCTTTCTGCCCATACCCAGCTGACGTAGTTTCGTCAATCTTCGTGATAAAACGTGAGCCTGTGATGCCGTTAAGGGCTTCAGTAAGGGTCAAAATACCACCTTGGGGATAACCAATTTCTTGAATCTTTGTGAAAAGAGGATCGACATAATCTCTCGCAGCCCTAAGCATCAACTCAGGGTTAACAGAAACCATACTGTGCGACTTGACTTGCAATTTCATACCATAATCACGATTCGCATTAAAACGGGGAGGTCCGATCGCAACCGGAAGTCCCAAAGCCGCTAATTCGGCTTTCATGGGCGTATCGTGCACGCGAGTTTTCGGCGAAATTCTGGAACGAACATCATAACCATGATAATCCATTCCAGCAGCAGCCAAATTCTCAACGTAATTGATGGGATGACGAACATCGGGCTTGTCGACCAATTGCATGTACACATGGTCATATGGCGCGATATTCAAATTGCCTCCAAAAGCAAAAGGAGCAGCATAATCGTCTTCGTCTCCTTCTAATGTCATTCTACTCTCCATCTTCTTCAAAGCTTGGAGAATATGTTCTTTCTTAATAACAAAAGAAGCGGAACGATTGCCAGTCCCGGCACAATGCAAAGAAACGATGCAATGAGGTTTACTCAAGCAAACAATCGGTGATGTACAATCCCCTTTCGTAGTGGGAATCGATACATTATGCACCGAAATAAGCTGAGATTCCAAACCATCTATTTTCTTTATTCCGAAGTCCTGAAATATCTCACGAATGAGAATCTCGCCTTTATCGGAACGTGTCACCATTTTCGCCATGCCCCTCGTCACATCCCCATCGAAAAACAGGGGAGTGATAGAAGGCATACACGGAGTCTGGGTAAACTGAATAATGACAGCGTCAGTTTCAGTACCCTCCTCGTCAAGAATTTGTTGACTGGTGACAACATGAGCATTGAACGATGTTGTCGGATCTTCAGGATCTTTGAAAACAGTAAACATGCACGCAGCAGTTCCCTTAGCAACCATGTTATTCCACATATGACGTGCAATTATGCACAAGTTGCTTTCTATAAACAAAAGGGATCCGCGCATAGCTGCACGTTCATTGGAGACATAAAATCGCCAAAGACAATTCTGGAGTTTTGCAAGCATCTGTTCCACAGTTGCAGACTTAGCTCTAGGATCAAGCAGTGTTGATCTGGGTTTTGGTTTCACCCAGTCACTGACTTGAGCCCTGCGTTCGAGCACTTCCTGCATACTTACGGGATCTAAACTTCCTTGCTCCTCAAGCTTCTTCGAAAAGAAAAGCTTAGTGAGAGTACGGAAGAAAAAGAATCCTCCTACTCCTGTGGCCGCAGCCATAAGAGCAGATGGAACACAATCTCCGGTCTTAATAGCAGTATTAATCTTTCGGTGCAACATCTGAGTGACGGCAAGCCTTATTCCAATTACGAAACAAGCGAACCATATCAGACCAATGACACCGAAGACTACGTACAACTGCCATACCATGAAATAACTTCCATACCAAATGGTGGTCCAAATGATAGTGGCAAAAATGAATCCCTGAAGGGGAGTCAAACAATCTGCCAAAAAGTAAGTGATTCCAATCAAACCTTTGATAACCTGCAAAGTAGAAATAGCAATCTTCATTTCGAAGATACCGCTGAAAATAGGACACAGCGCCTTCGGAACGTAATTTGCAATTGCAAAACATGCATCATATGCTCCTGAATTAGCGAGCTGATACAAAAATTCTGCACTTTCTTTTTCCAGAAGATTTTCTTCGCCATCAGCACATTGGCACCAACCGGATGCTTTGAGCATCCCACAGTTGGAACAAGACTCTAGAGCCTTCAATTTTCCAATGGATTTGACAAATAAATCTTGCTTCTTGAAATATTCCTTCATGAACTCAAAGATCTTCGGCATCATTTTGGTAATGCAAATCGGATTGGGGTCCGTATACTGCATGGCAAAACCGCTAGGTCCCTTTTTAACCCACTTATAGCGTTGCATGTTGTGGGCGGGGACTGGAATTCCTTCTTCATTAAGCTTGCACTTGTCTGAATCAAGAGCTCCGTCTGCGTCTTGAAACTCCTCTTTCACAGAAAGTTCAACAAAGTAAATTCTGCGATAAATGGAGCCCGGATGGTTCGAAACTTCTTTGGCGTTCAAATGAGGAACATTCGAATTGAGACAACAAAGAAACGGATGATACCAAATGTCACCCTTTGACTCCAGAGCTGCTTGCGTAGATGGAGCTGGCTGATTGTTATGAATATTTACAAATCGAGCCATAGTGGTGTCTTTCGGATCACCGTTGCCGTTTTTCGCGTTACTTGAATCGTCGAATATGTAGATCAATGAATTGTCCTTAATCGTATCATCAAACTTGCCGAAATCGGCAATGTAAGCGCGTTCTTCGTCTTTGAATCTTCGTCCTTTGATCGCTTCGAGCATTTTAATAAACAACTCCGTAGTGATGGTCTTTCCTGTATTGGTCTTGGAATAAACACACACCGAAAACGGAGCGGCTCGAAACTTGATGTCTCCATTTCTAGCCTTGACATAGAACTTGAGGTTTTTCAATCTGGTGAGGTACAAATCGTATGAAAGATAAACATGAGAGCTCATCTTTTTGCTAATACTATTTTGCAGATCCACGATCGCTTTCTCGATAATGAAAAGATACTGTTCGTTAGTCTTTCCAATCATCTCTTCGAGACGACCTTCGTCGTAGAGCTGGTACCACCCCAATATATCAGTCACACGAGTGTGCATTGTAGATGGAAACATATAAGAATATAGGGAAACTTCAGTGCGCCAGCACTCAATGGAAACACAAACAAATTCTGTTATGCTCATGATAGCTTCCATGATAGAGAATGCTGAAATACTTTTAAGGCACTGCTTTTCGAATTTCGCGAAAAGGTTTCCCATGTAGTCGTCAGAACAAAACAAACCAGACGGCTTGAAACCACCGAAAACCATTAACATAATGCCTTTCGACACCACGTCATAGCTTGGCAATTCCTCCATGCTCGTAAGCATGCTGCGGTATTTTGTAAATTGTTCTTTGACCTTTTCGACCCCTTGAACCTGGAGAGTGGTCGATGATGCAAGATGCTTCATCATTAAACGTACTGAATGAGCATCAAAATATTGACCTAACGTAGCAAATAATATTGCAGCCACTTGTTTGACATCTTCGCACGTGGTTAATGCGGTTAACAGTGCACCGATA